GTCACGACGATGGAACATCAAGCTGATTGTTGCAGTTACATATGAGCTACCATTGACAAGGTCAATCGCTGCATCTTCGGTGTAACTTCCGGTGTTTCTTCGGATTTCAAATTCAGTATATAAATCACCACCTCCAATTAGGGTGATACTATCAATGGTCCATGAATTTGGAGCTGAGTCCAAAGTGAATCCATCGATGTTATCTTGTTGATTTATGTACACTTTGAAAACCCCCCCACTATTGTTGTCACATGACTTCACAATAGATTCTAAATTTTCGCACGACATAGGATGAGTTTAAAAAATTTTAAAAAATAAAGGGGAGTATTTCATCCCCTCAAGAATATTAATTATGCAGCAGCATTGTAGAATACAATCTCGTTACCATTAACGTGAGTGAATCCAACTTTCATGTTTGCACGAGTACGGATAACCGGCTCAGCAACTGTGTCAGCTAAGTTGATTGCGCGTAACGCTTTTCCATCTCCTTCAGCATCGAATGCATAGATAAGGTTGTTTCTCAATGTAGCAACAATTTTGGATGTTGTTCCCATTCCTGGACACAATACCATTTTGATTCCCAAATAAGAGAAGTCCAATGCTTGAGTTAAATTGGCTTGAGTATTCGCAGCAGCAACCGCAGCACGGTAAGCAGTAGCCACCGGTGAAGATACATAAATTCTCAACTCTTCTTGGTTAGCGATAACCGCAGCAGGAATAGCAGCGTAAACCAATGCCAATTTAGCAAGTACATTTGATGGAGTGATTGCGATTGGTGAAGCGATGTCAATCACGTTTGCTGAATCAGCAACCAATGATTTTACATAACCGTCACACAATGCGTATGCAGCAACCTCAGAATCCGTATCACCTAACCAACGTAATTTCTCAACGTTCTCTGCGATTGTTTTCGCCATTTCTCCCCAGTAGTAATCCATGAAAGATGCAACAGTGAAATCACCATTAGATCCTTTTGTCATTTGTAATGATACGAATGATTGCTCCAATTGGAATTGACAAATCTCAGCCATTGCTGACAATCCACATACGTCAACTTCTACTGAAGCAAGTTCGTCATTTGATGCGTTCCATCCACAGTTCTCAGCTTGTAAAACTTGACCAAATGTTACATTGGAAATTTTAGTTTTGTATTTGATACCTGGAAGTGTACGGTAGTTATCAACCGTTTCTTCTTGTAAATACGCACGAGAATAGAATGCCTCGCTGTTTGCTTGCAATAACGCTGATGCGTCAATGTCTAAGTCGAATTTTAATTTTCTGCTCATTTTGTTTTGTTTTTGTTTTGTTTATTAATTATTAGAATTTAAAAATTTGCTAACTGCACTAAACTTGTCATGTGCCGATAATTTTGTTTCAGTCATTTCAACTTCATCTTCAGTTTCAGTGACCATCATCTCTTCCATTTGGTTGCGAAGGTCAGCGATCAATGCGATGATTGCTTTCTCTCTCTCCTCAAGAATTGGTGTAACGATTGCAAGGATTGCTTCAGCATCCAATGCAGGATCAATTGCCATTTCTTCCTCAACTGCATCTTCAACAATTGGAGCTTCTTCCTCAACAACTGTTTCTTCCAATGCAACTTCTTCCATTGCAACTTCTTCAATTGGTGCATCCTTAATCTCAATGATTTCGCCATCTACAACAACGTAGATTTTGCCATCGATTAAGTGCTCCCCATCAGGTAATTTGTTCATGTTATATTTGTTTAATTGATTACTTAATTTCAATCCCAAGAATCCCTCAATAGAGAATCCAACTTGGTCATTGGCAACCAATTCAGCATAATACTCTTTATCAGTTATCTGAGCAGTCACCATCAATGTTCCCTTTGGCACATCAATGCCGAATGTTGAGAATGCCTTGTCTTGCTTTGGATTGTCCACCACCCACGTTTCAAGGATATATGCCGGAACTGTCTTGGATGTGTCATGCTCCAGGTTGAATAGGTCACGATTACGCAAGTCACTCATGAACTTCTCATGAATCTTTGCGATTGTTTCCTCAGTGAACTGAACATAGTATTCTCCCTCCTGGTCATCCTTGCGATATATCTCCATGGGAATCATGGCAGGTGCGGTGATGCGATACTTTAAGTCATCAGCGAATATCATTCGTTGTGCTTGTTCGAATGCCATTCCTTTCACCTTAATTGCCGGTTGAGATGTGAACGCAATCTGCTCAATTCCCAAATCTTCTCCATCGGAGTATTCGGGATCAATCGTGATTTTGTAAATTGGCAAGTCTTTGGTCATGTATATATTAAAAAAATTGTAAATTTGTTCATAAAACATACTTATGATAAAAATATTTGAAAGGGAAATCCCCAACCGAATGGATGAATTGACCATTGAACAATTCGAGAAGGTAACTGAAATCACCAACAACCAAGAACTTGATAACATCGATAGGTATATCAAGATTTTTGAATACTTCGGTGTTAAGGAATCCGAATGGGATGACAATGATGTGGAACTTTCTGAATTTATTGACAAAGTGAAGGAATTTAACTCAAGTAAATATGAGAAGAAGGATGCAGTTGAGTCAATTGAATTGGAAGGATATACATATGAAGCTAAGTTGAAGCTCTCAGTGAAGGACACCAAGATGATTGAGAAGATTATTGGTCGCAAGTCACACAATTGGATTAGTGATTTGTTGGCATTGATGTTCAAACGCAGTGACCTCAGCCAAGTTGAGCACTATACTGAAGCACATTTGAAACACAAAGCAAAACTATTTAAACAATTGAAAGCGGAAATCGCAGTGCCTTACCTGGTATTCGTTACTGAAAAAATCTCAAGCCATGCAAAATCTGAAGCTACCGAAAGCGTGGAGCCAAATAACGATTGAGCAATTCATTGAGATTAGGTCATTAAACATTGAGGATGGAACATTGCAATACAATACCGATGTGCTCTCCATCCTCTCTGACCTACCCATTGAGGACTTCGATGATATAGAACTTGACGAACTTCAGGACATCATCAAGCAATTGAAGTGGATGACCTCAGAACCATCCAAGAGATATCAGCATCAGCTCGATGAATTCAAGCTCAAGCCATTTGTTGACATCACTCTCGGTGAGTTTATCACATTGGAGGGATTCGTCACTGATGACTATATCAAGAACCTCCGCAACATATGTGCGATTCTCTACCGAAAGACATCCACTGATGAATGGGGGAATGTAATCACTGAGCCATACAAATTCAAATCAAGTGATCGTGTGCATCTCTTCGATGACATTCCAATCACCTCAGTATTTGGATTGATACCTGAGTACCTTCAGTTCCGCCAAAACTTCTTGGATAGTCATGCCAATCTTATGAGTGAATCATATGAGGATGATGAGGAAATAAGCGATGAGGAAGAACGCAAAGAGCAGGAAGAGGAAAAGAAATCATCCAAGTGGGGATGGGAACAATTGATATGGACCATGTGCAATGGTGACCTTTCAAAGTTCGATGCAATCACCGATACAAAACTTGTATTGATTTTTAACTTCCTTGCAATGCGAAAAGAGCTTGAAATTTAGTAATCAAGTGCATCCCAAAACTCTCCAAAAAGAGGTTGGAAATCATAAATGACTTTGACTTTTTTACGAAGCAATCCACCAAGTTCCAGAATTGGGAACGTCTGAGCCAATTTGCTCACATACTGCCCATACATTTCTGATATCAATCCACTCTGCTCAAGCTCAGTGTTGAACTTTCGAACCAAATCAAATGGTGCAATGGTGATTGTACCGTTGTTAAGGAATCCGAAGTAATAAGCTGCAACGATTTGAATGCGAAGATTTCCCTCCGTAGTTACTTTGGCATTGATACGCACTGAATCATACAAGGTACCCGTTTCAATCAATGCCTCCTGCTTGATTACGTTCTTGAGTACATTGGCAACCTTTCTCCTTGTTGGATAAAGTATATTGAATTCACCGGTGTTCTTATAAGCCATACTTATATATTAAGATTAATTCGGAATTTGTTCAGGAATTTGGCAATCAGTCCACGATGGAAGTACAAAAGTAATGTTCATCAACCATCCTGCTGCGTAATCCAAGAGGTCATTGTTCAATGGGGTGAATGTTGGGAATCCTTCCACATCGAAATCAGTGTCAGTCAATGAGAATGTGTAATTTAAATACAAATCATTCAATATCTGCTGAGTATCTGAGAGAATTGTAGTGATATTCGCACGATCCTTTTGGATGATATCAAAGCAATATATCTCAAGGTTAAATAAGTTCACATTATCACTTGCAAGGACATCCACCGGTACGATATACACGAGAGGATACTTCTCATCCTTAGTGGCGAAGTTGAATAACTGCTCCTTGAAATCAGTACCTACCTTTTTAACCTGGAGGTGTGCATTGTAGAACGCGATGATTTCATCGGTTAGTGCTTGATATGATATCATAATTGTGCTGATTTTTGAATTTTCAATATGTTGCTTTGTGTGGCAGTCATTTCCGTTTCACTCACTACCGCAGTGACTGTGATATTTTGGTTAGTATCTTGACCTCCTCCGACATTATTTTGGTTGTTACCTTGACCATATAAGTTACCAGGTGTGAATGAAGGTACTGATGATTGAGTCGATGTTGATGATGCACTCGGAGCGGTTACATTACCACCTCCGCCAACAGTTCCTCCACCTCCACCATTCATAAACTTACCAATGGATGTTGCTACGATTGTACCAATGGATGTTGCTGCACGAATCTTCGCGGCTGCAATTGCAGCGGTTTTCAATGTTGCACCCCCATCAGGTAACAAGGACCATGTTGGATTGGATGCGTATGCGGATATTTCTTTTTGAGTGTTGACAATTACTTGACCAATTGCAAGAGCTTTATCAACCAAGAACAATGCATTCGCTACTTTTTTATTCTGACCGGCAAGTGATCCAATTGCATCAAGTGTTCCTTTGACCGCACCAAATTTGGCAGCCGCAAGTTCTTCGTCAGCCTTAGCCACTGCTTCATTGTAAGCCTTTATATCTTGGAAGGACTTCATATTCGCCTCGCCTTGCAACTGAAGTTTTTGGTTGTTGGTTGCGGTGATTCGAGTTACCGCTTTTGCAGCACTTTCAATTTGAACAAATTCCTCATTGTCTGCTTCAGTTTTGCGAATAGTATTTATCTCAAGAGTTTTGGCACTTTCCAATGCAGTGACATCCTGCTTATATTTCTTTGCCTCAGCAATTAACTTATCATATTTTGCAATGGTATCATCAATCTCTTTTTGGAATTGTGTCTTGGTTGAATCGGTCACTAATTTGTTTGCAGTGGCAATTTCCCCCTGGATAGCTTTCACTCCATCCTTGTATGCCTTAGCTCTTGCTTCAGCATCTGACTTCGCTTTTTCTTTCGCTGCATCTTCTTTCGCTTTTTGTTCTGCATCATCAGCAATCGCAATCAAAGTACGGTCTTTTCTTCCTGCCTTAATGATGTCATTCTCTGCTTGAATCTGCTCACGAAGTTTCTTGCGTTTCTCCATGTTATCAGCCGATGCAACTTTGTTAAGTGCATTGTATTCCTCTTGAGCTTTTTGTCTGCGGTATATTGCTTCCTTCTCAAGTGCTTTGGATTTATCCAATTCAAGTTGAGTGGTGTCTTTTCCTGCTGCCTTCGCTCTTGCAATCTCAATATCGTAATTGTCACCAACTGCTGCAACACGTTTCTTGGATGACTCGATTGCTTTGTCATTTGCCTTGGTAACACGCTCAGCATTTTCCTCTGCTGCGTATGATGTCAATCCAATCTCATCGGTCAACCATTTAAATGCATCGATGAGGATATTGATTGGAGCCATTAACGCCTTGAATGCTGCATCAAGAACACCAATCTTTTTCAAGAACAATCCAATTCCAACTACAATTGCAGCAATGACCGCAGCAATCAAGAATATTGGATTGAGTAATATCTGAGCACCGAGCTTCATGAATGTAGCACCAAGAGTGGTGACTGTCTTTGTGAGTCCTTTGATGGCACCGGTGATATCTGCTTTCCCTAATGAGCCAACTGTTTTCTGAAATGTGGCAGCCTTCTCGGATGCACCTTCAAAATCAAGTGACATCAAATCACCTTGGATGTTTGAGAATGCATTAGATACCGCTTCGAATTTCGAACCAGTGGTGAATGTTGCAACCTGCTCATTAGCATCCTTAATCCTATCTGCTAACTCACCCGCCTTTTTTGCGAGTGCATCCATCTGAGCAGGATCAGTTGCATTGGCAAGTGCCTCCTTTAATTGCTTTAACTGCGACTTGAGGGAGCCTACTCCGTTTAACGTTAAATCAATTGCTACCTCGTTACTCATATGTTCGGATTTCTAAGGGTGAATAATTAAGCCTCCCATCGGTATGTTGATGGTTGGATGTTTTGGTTGTTCTCACTACCACATTGCCATCAGTGTTGATGTATGCGGTTGCGAGGTAATCGTGTTCAGTGTTTCCAATAGTTACAAAGGTAGTCAATGTATCCAATGGAATCAATGGTGTTCCAAGATACTCACCTTGAGCGGTGCGAGTCCAGGTGATTGCAGTCAAAGCATTCTCAAATATGATTGCGGTTGGTGCTGATGTACTCACTTGATTCAAAAGAGCAACGTATTTCTTGTATCCAATTAGTGCATCGGATGTCAATATGCCATTGATTCGAGGTGTGATGATTCCATCTTGGTCCAATGTATGCCCATCTCCGATAATCATTCCTCTGACATTCGGGAGAGCTGAATTTCCTTGACCTCTGATAATCACATCTGCTCCATCCAATACAGTATTGTTACTTGTTGTTGCTGAACGCAGTGCATTGTTCACCGCCTCATTGATTACATTGCCTCCGGTTGTTGTACCTGGTGCGGTTTGAAATGGTGCAAGGTCGATATCTGAATCAACTGATATCAATTCAACTTTGGTTGGTGCGGATGTGCTCGCATCATAGTCAATAACCTTGTTAATGTTCCACCATGAATTGTCAATACGAATTTTGTCGTTTAGCTTTAATGTTTGGATATCATCCTCAGCCAAGTTGAAGTATGCGGTGAGCATCTTGCCCACGTTTATTTGGTTGACTGTTCTTCTCCAATACAAATTGTAAAGGTTGTTTGCGGTCAAGGTTGGAACTTGATAAAAATAATAGTCACACGTTCCAAAGTTGATGTCAAATGTTGGGATTAATGGATTATTGAAGTGACCAATTGCAGGATATTCCTGGATGCCATACAACCCGGTGCTTCCATATGCAATCAGATTCCATTTGTCACATGACTGTTGACCTCCATCATAACATATGCGGATATTGGTCTTTGGTGCTTGACCGCTAATCATCGGGACATACGCATCAAATGGTGTGCGTGTTACCGGTGTTGGTGAGAATATTAACTCCTTCGTATCGGTATCCTTTACATATTCATTGTCAAAGGTATATTCAATCTGACCATATATCTCATTGGTCATTTGAGTATATACCGTATTGGCTGAATCAGTATCCGCTTTGTATGTGAGCTTTAATTTCTTATTTGTTACATCCGGAAGGAAGAGAAGATTCTGCTCCTTGTCCTTCATCAATTTATATGTCCAATCCTTTTCTGCTCCGTTATCATAGAACTCATCACGATGACTAAACTTTAATTTGTTAGGTTGGTCCTGATCAATCTCAACATATAGATTGTACATTTGGAAGATTGACTTCACGAAATCCGATTGCTTAATCTTCAAAGGAATGAAATCATTCACCTCTTGGATTCCACCCGTTACTTGGATATTATCCGATGGAAGTACCTGAAGGTTGATTGAATTCAAATCAAGGATAACATTCACTTGAGCATATCCCGAAGTGCTACCCACCCAAAAGTTAAGCAAGTTGCTTGGAATCGTACCGGCTGAATCAAGGCATGGAATAACTTCCACTCCTATACTCATGATTTGAATATCAGCTGCATTGATAGCAGGTGTTCCAATTGCAGTATTGAAGAACGCACCGAAGTCCAATGTTGTTGAAAGTGATTGAATAACAGTATTCCCAATTGGAAGAGGTGAACCAGGTGCATATGCAATTGTGATTGGATCACCATATACCGCACCATTTCCAAATCCTGCCACATTTACATTGGCAAATACTCGATATCTATTGAACGCAGCCGAACCCCCAACCAATGGAGCAAGTACCGCGGTTTGCGTGTAGTTATTGTCAAGGATTATATTGCCTGACAATGCAACTTTCCATTGATAATATTGTCCCGCAATTGGATTCGATGTGAATGGTGTGGAGTATTGTCCCGTTAATGGCGTAAATAAGGACTGCAAATCACTTATCTCAGTCCATCCGGTAACAACCTCTGAGAATGTGTTGTTAAGTCCCGTAGGTTGAGCATATGAAGTTGTCCAAGTATTTGATGCCTCAACCAAATAATCGTTATAATCAAAGTTATTTACATCCCCATTGTAAGGAATGATTAATTTGTCGAAATGGGCAGCAGTCAAGCCGGTCCATTCGTATGTGAATCCTGCATTCGAGAAGATTCGGTCGAAGTAGGTTTTTGCATATATAGCAGGTTTCAGCTCGTTCACTGAATATTCCAATGCATTCTTGTATGGAAGAAGGTATTTGTACCCATCAAGCACTGTATTGTCGAATGAGTTGTATATCGTACCGGTCCCGAAGATGTGATTCAAATCACTGAAGTCCAAATCAGTCAGCTCCTTGTTGGTGATGGCAGTGTAGAACTCGCACTGAGTATCTTTCACCAAGACATCGTACTCAACCATCTGCTCATATGCATCAGTCATCTGCGACTTGCGGACATTAACCAACTGAAGCAAGGCATCATCCATGATTGGAATGCCATTCTGAAGGACCGCACACTTAGTGATCGTGTTGATGTTGAATGTACCCTCTTCAATATTCACATCGTAGTGATGACCGAGAATGTTATGGTTGTTTTTGTTACCAACCAATGTGATGGTCTTGGAGAAGGCACCCGTTCTTTTGGTTAAATCTCTGATATCTCCAACCGAGAAATTGAGAGGGAATGCAGTACCTTCCTTTACATCAAGATATCCACCATACTCAGCATCATTGCCAAGAGTTTTAAGGTAATCAATGCAACATTGAGTCGCCTCGAATGTTCCTCCATTGGCAATTACCCTATCCTCGAATGCAGCAACTTGTTGGTTGATGCTTGAGGTATATTTGATTTGTATCTTAACCATTGATGTTGTCCTGGTTTGATAATTTGATTGTGATGCTTTGCTTGATTAGATTCTTGTTTCTCTGCTTGAATACCTCATATGTGTTATTCTGAATGATGCATGGTTGGTATGTGCTTGATACCGGAGCTTCACCGCAAACATACTCAACTGATTTGATAAACGTCTGAGGTGATGTCAAAAGCTCTTCGAAGTATTGAGCCATGTCTTGAGTCATCCAATTGGTATTTAAATCCAATGACTTCACTACATTCAGATTCAATTGAGTGAATCCCATGTCCTCGGTTTCATAGCTCCATTCAGCTCCACTCACATATCCTTTGACATCCTTATTGAATATCTCTCTTGTGATTTCACCTCTCTCATATGATTTCAATTGGAATGCGAATGAGGAGTATGAACCTAAGCGGTCAAGGAATAAGATATCGTATTCAGTGATGGACTCTCTTCGGTCCAGGTTGATTCGGTATCTGATTGAATCGATTGATGATGCGGTGCGGTAATATACCTCATACCAATCAACTGTTGAATCGATGAGTGTTCCCGTTCCTGCTAATGAGCCATAGTTATTCGGACCAACCGGTACTTGAGATATCTCACCAGGATTAGTTATTGCTTTATAGAATGAAGCTCCATTGCTATTGACAAACACTATTCGGTCAGCAGTTTTGGGACTGACAAGATTCAAATATAAATCCTCAGCCAATGTGCAACTAAATTCTTGAGGTTGGTTTGTCAACCATTGATTGTCAGCAGTCGTTAGCTTGTAATCGGTTGAGTCATATGTCGACCAATCAGTCCATCTCAATGCACCATTGAATCCAATGAAGTCACTGAAAGTAGTTACGTTTAACGTTATTAGTTTGCGGTTGTCAGCATATCGAACAGTGCCATCGATTGATGCAGTGGTGATGCTTGACCATGCGACATTAACAGTGAATGCACCGCCTGATGCAGCGGTCACCGTATGCAGTCCTTCGAGCTGAGGATTCGCCACGCCTCCATCGGTCTGAGTGATGACTACCTGGTCACCTACACTGAAGATGTTGCTCACGTTGATTTGAACATTCCCGGAGTTATTGGTTAGGTTGCTCACATAGGTGATTTGATATGTGTACTCCTCACCTGCTTTGACATCGTATTCATAGTATGAATTCGGTGCGTTGTACCAGGATGTGATGGAGGTATTCAAATCCCAAGATGTTTGGCTTTGGATGAGCTTTGATAGATCTATCTCACCATATCCATCATTGAACTTTGGAAGGACCTTATATTCTCCAATCTTATTGGATGTCCCTGCTTCGAATACCTGGAAGATATATTTGAATCCGGTGTTATTCTTATTGGTTGAATCAACAATGAACTTTAAAGGATTGTAAGCAGGACTGAATGCCTGTGGTGATGCTATGGTTGTTTGTCCCATTACTCATTGATATTAAATTGTGGGATGTAGTCAACCTCCTCTTTTACTGAATGTCCCGCGAATGCGTGTTTAGGATTCTTTGGTTCTACTAAGTTCACCCCGAACTCATAGGTCTTATCACTCATCACATCGTAATGATATCCATCTGCATAAACGGGCGGTGTAACGATTACCATTCCATCCATTACGGGCGGTGTTATCATAATCAATCCTATCTCAACAACCGCTTGAACACCTTCTCCGTATGCTTCGTGTTTCTCTCCGTTGAACTCTACCTCGGTAAGTATTCCCTTAGCGTAAAGGTCGGCAGTTGCTTGTTCCTTGTTTTCGTATGTTAGCTTGTATATCATATCGTTGTAAGTTGTGCGAGTTGTGTATTTGTTAGGCGAGTTTTCCAAAGGGCAGAGGCGTTTGTATATTCCTTTGCTATGTTAAAACCAAAAGCATTGCCCAATTCAATTTGAGAAGTGCTACCAACCACAAGTGTTGTTGTGTTATTTACTTGCGTTCCATCAAGATATGCAACATAGTCATTTAATTTATAAGCAAAAGCGAGTTTATGTCTTCCACTTGTTAACGCCGTGGTAATTGAAACATAAGTTGTTGCACTTGCTCTGTAAAAGAATCTAAATTGATTCGCATTGTTTGTTCCAATAAAATACCAATTTGCTGATGTTCCATCCGATACATTGATAAATCTCATATCAGCTTCAGCAAAAGACGAATCAATATTAATATCGATAAAACAAGTCCCCTCCGTTTGTCCAATCAAACTACTAATTCCCGTTTTTGAAACTACGTCAGCGTTGCGTGTTACACTTGCTGAGGTTGTAGGGATGTAGGATGTTGGGTATGCACCCGCTTCGAGTTGAGCACCATAAGCAAAAAACGTCTGTGCTGATTGTGCTGATTGACCGCTTCCAACTCTCAAATCAACTCCTAAATGCCAATAAGAAACCGCACCGCCCGTAAATGTTAAATCAAATCTTTGCCATTCAGTTGTTAGTGTACAAAGTTTATTTTCATAAGTCGTTCCAACTATATAAAATAAATATACTTTTTCTCCTCCGCTTTGACCTTTTAAATAAATGCTTGTTGAATTTGCACCGCTTAAAAATATAGGGTTTCTATAAACAACTGAAACACTGCCTACACTTGAAACTGCGGGTATTACAATTTTATCAGCGTTCTGATTTCCATCGGGACTTATTGTTTGATTAGCCGTAATGGTTGGTGCAGCGACTATAACTCCCGCGGGAAAATATGAGGCATTTGTAAAGTCTTGGCTATATGTTATAAGATTCGTCCTCTGAGGCTCTACTAACAAACTTGGACAAGTACCATTTGAGTAGTCAAGTCGTGGTATGTTTAGGCGTGTTTCCGTTTTTTGGTAGTCCTTAATTGTTCCCTCGTTAAGTTGAAAACCCCAAAGAGTACGAACAGAACCACTTGCAGGAGCTAAAGACGTTCCGTTAGTTGATATTGTGGCGTAATATTCAGCAATTACACTTGTGTTATTTCCATCATCAATAACCGTTGTAATTATTCTCCAATATGCACCTGCATCAACAACTTGTAAAGTTGGAGTTATTGAATTTGCAGTTAAAACAAGAGTTCCTGTTACTGCATTAATAATAACATAAAAAGATTTTATACTACCCCCACTCAAATACATTCCTATGCCACCAAAATTAGTTTCGCTCGTTTCTTTTTTTACGTATAAAGAATAAGTTAAAGTTGAATTTGGGGCAATAGTTTTGGTTTGATAAATTACTTTATAGTTTGTTCCACTTGGTGATTGTATACCATCAGCAGTCATTGTACCATTTGGAGCTATAGCTATATTTGTAGTAATAGTAGGAGAGTTTGATTTTAACCAATCAGCATTATCAATTTGCTCACTCCACGTCAACAAATTATAAGGCACTAACTCAACCAAACCCGAACTATTCACACGCGTTGCAGTTGTTGCTCTAACAACGGACATATCGCCTGCTCCATTAGTTGGAATAACGGAATATAACGTACCTTCTTTGTACCCGTTTGGCGTTACTATTAAAGAAGCGGTATCTAATAAACTCATATCTCTAAACTATTTAATGTTTCCTCAAGGCAAACTTCTGCTTCGAATGTTCCGCCATCGTTATTGATTCGTGTTGTAAAAATATCTATAAGGTCGGCATTGCCTTGGATTTGTAATGCAAGAGCTTCAATCCAAGAACCATTCACCGGTCCCGTTGCACCGAAGTCCTCAGCTAATGCCTGAATCAATGGCTCACCAAGTTCATATGCTACATCAAAGAATTCGCATAGTGCCTGGAGCCATGTTCCATTAACCGGCTCGGTGATTCCATAATGTAAGCAAATGGATTGCCATAAATCTCCATTAACATCCGGAGCATTTAGATCGTGTGCTATTGTATGCACCCAAGATTGATTGTAAATTGCCATATATATATTAACAAAAATACTGATTATGTTTAGAAGGCGAAGTATGAATCATCAGTATAGTATTCCTTTCGGATGTATGTACCGGCATATCGCACCGCATCCATAGCATCATCCCATAGCTTCACCGGAGTGTCATCAATGAAGTCGCCAATCTTTTTCCATTTATAGTTTTCGTATTCTTTCTTTATCCTGGAGTCATCCTCACAAAATACACCGAAGGTCTTGATGTTATCGATGCCTTTCTTCACAACCTTGTTTGCGTTCTGAACATCATACCCTGCATTGTTCATCTCCGCGATTATCTCCGGTCGTGCGTAATCCGCTACAATGGTGATGTTCTTCTCCACTCCCAATAATTCACACCGCTCGATGAGGTTGGTGGTGGTGAGGTAGCTCTCGTATATCACCGGCTCGATGTAGATGTCATCCTCGCACCAATACACTCTCATGAGTGCGGTGGGGTGATTGTAACCGAAGTCAAGTCCATACACATAGTTCACGAACCGAGCAGGTCGATGCTTCACGAAGGTCCAATTGGAATATATGTTGCTCTTGCTGATTGCCTTCTCACCGAGTGCGTAGATTTGATACAGTGCTTCATCCGTTCGCTTGAGGTCCTCGATTTGTTTGCGGATGGATTCCGGGAGGAATGGATTGTCGCGATACGTTGATTTGATGAGGATACTCTCCTCCTTCGGTAGCTCATACAACCAGGATGCTGATTCACTTGGATTGTAATCGAATATGAGCTTCCATTCAGTTCTCATGTTGAGCTGAGTGAAGTCATCATAGAATAGCTCATTGGCTTCATTACACCATGCGAGGTCGCGTTTCCTTCCTCGTATCTTTTGCTCATCATCCACACTGAAGAACTCCACGATGCTTCCATTCGGGAATGTGTAGATGTGTTCACTCTTGTTGTGAGCGTTGACATCATATAGATCCATCTCCTTCATTATCTCAAGGAAATCCCTCATGACTGTTGCTCGGAGTGCAGGGAAAGTTTTTCGTATAATAGAGGTAACCTTCCCCCTATTTTGGAGAGAGTAGACAATTATCATTTGACAAAGAGAATAAGTCTTTGATGACCTACTTCCTCCCTCATTAATTATAAACCGTATATCCTTATCCTGGAGAGCTGAGTAGTTCTTCTCGAATATAACGGTACTATTTATTTCCATCCGCCTTGATGATGTTCACCTTAATCTCGTTGATGTCCTTTCCGTTGGTCGTGATGTCCGACTTCTCAGTGAGTCCATTTAAGCGTTGGGTGATGGATGGATTGTAAAGTCCTGCCAACCCGTTCTCAATCTGATTTTGGCGAATCACTCGCTTAATGCGTGTACAGATATCCACGTATGTTGAATACCTCCCTTCACGATTCTCAAAATATTGATGAACTAAACAAACCTTCTCTTCAGCAAAGTTAAGGAATCCTTCCAAGGTATATGGTCTTGGAATCAGCTCATAATCATGCCTTCCATCCTTACCAACAAATACTTGTTTCTTGATTGGATTGTTCTCAATGAATTGCTGCCATTCATTGAATAGAGCTTCGAATTCCTCTTCAGTTAGCATTTTGTGTTTCGGCATATCACTTGTTTATCCATAACTCACCATGCACTCCCAATTGCTTCACAACATCGGGATTGTTATCATAGTGTTTATCTATTTTTAATTTTTGTACTATTTCAATCTTACTCTTATTGCTTCCGGTAGCATATACCCTTGATGCTGGTATCCCTAAATCAGCAGCAGTTTTGAGCATTCCTGCTTTGTCATGCCTTGCCGAGATGATATATACATCAGCTCCTTTACGAATCCAATTCCTTGCAATCTCTTTTGCTTGAGTCAATGTTTCATCATAATCAAATGAAATGCTCTTTTGTGCAAAGCAATACTTCTCCAATGCACTCATCTTGGATTCATCCCATTTAGATTCGCACACTGCATATCTTTGAGCTTCATCGGGAAAGCTATTCTGACTCTCCGAGTCCGCCATGCACCTTTGGAGAAACTCTTCTTTTTGTTCGTTTTGTTTTGGACTTGGCATCGCTTGGTTTTGTTTGTTGTTCCACTTCCTGCTCGATGCCCTCATATTTGATTGGCTCCGGTGCGGTCGTTGTTTCTGATTCCTTCTCAAATAAATACCCCATGCCAATTGACACATAATATTTGTACTTTGATACATCTATATTATCAACAACTATGATAATGTTTCTAACCGTTGTGTGTTTGACAATAGTTTTGCCTTTATATTCTGCTTTTATTCTCATCTTTTATCCTGTTTAGATCGTGTTTAATATCCCTAATATAGTAATGAGCTGAGGTTACCGGAATGTCAAAGTATTTAGCCATTGACCTGGCGGTTGTATATCCCTTCTCATAGTATGCCTCAAAGATTATCAACTTGATTCGGTCCTTGACCTCTCTCTTGTATATCTCGATGCATGATTTCTGATTGTGGTATTTCTTCTCCTCTCGTATCTTGTGATTCAAATCCTCCTCATCGTCGCAGTCATTCGGTATATCAATCTCGTTGGCATTGACTCTCTCCTCCAGGTGACTGATTGACGTTGACCAAATGATTTGTTTCTTGATCGTGTTCAATAAATAACTCTTGACCTTATTCTCATCCTTTGTATCATCACTTATCTCAGCCACATAAAGATAACTGTTGTTGATGACTACATCGGCAATCATGTTGGCTTTGAATTTGGTGAGAAAATACTCAGTGTAAGTCCTCACCTCATCATAGTGCCTTGATATGTAGCGGTCAAGTGTTTGCTTCATACCAATTCATAAATTGTTTGTAATAAATCTTCCTCACTGTCCTGGCACAAAAGCAATCGGTTGTCTTTGTTCCCGTATGCTCATCGTATATTTTGTACAGTGCTTTAAGCGTAATCTTGGCGTATTTAGATGCATCACTTGACGTGATTATCTCATTGATATACTTTACTTGATTTTCGCTAAACATTCCTCAATTATAAACGCAATGAATGATACAATGGTTGCTTGGATGAAATCACCGGTGATAATCCACGTTGACCAAAAGCTCATGCACTTGAAACATCCAAGTCCGGCATGAATGTAGTTGACCAAGTGATTCGGTCGGATTCGCACCGCGATGTTATCCCACACCATCTGAAGTGGCTCAAAGGATACCAGGAACCAACTGAGTGCGAGTGAAGCTAAGTAAGTCATATCTCTTGTTTTAATTTCTCAATGTAAAGTGTGGCATCCATCAATTCCTCCTGGAGATGATTCAGCCAATCAATCAAAGGTAACGAATTATTTTCCAATGTTGTACCATATTTTTTGATTCCCTTATTTGAACGGTCATAATACTTGGTCATGAGCTTCATTAGGATTGGATCTATTTGTTGATTCTCCATCTCAATTCATTTGACATTTAACCTCATCGAATGCAGCTTCATCCACTTCATCGATGTATACCTCATCATCTTCCATTGTCAACACGATGCAATAATTGACATTCATTCCTTGAAATACATCCTGGAATCGGTTGATAATCATGTGGGGATTCTCATTCCCCGTACCTACATAGGCAATGAAGTATCTATCTCTCATAATACTTAAAAAATTTGATATAGAACTCCTCATTCACTGAATGACCTTTCAAGAATCTCCACAACTGAAGGTAAGTGATTCCGATATCCTCAGCAATGTGTGCTAATTTGTATCTTTTCGATACTCGTGACCTCACCTCTCTATCGATGAAGTCACGAATGGTTTCCCCATCAGAAAGGTGAATCGTCAAAGCTCTCACTTACTACCGGTGTTGATTGAACATTCCATACATCCAAAGTATTGTAATACTTCCCATTGTACTCACGACCTCTTAGATTGAATTTCACTGTGATGTCGATACCAGGTGAATAGTCATTGAGTAGTTTACACTTGTCCTGAGATAGTTGGAAGATGACATCCTGAGGATACTCTCCATTGGGAACTGTCAACACTACCATTCTCACTGAGAACTTGTCGCTTATTTGTTTGATTGGCTCAATTACTTTGATCGTGCCTGTTACTGTTAATTCCATTGTATGTTTGTTTTTGTTTGTTAATTAATCATTTCTATTTAAAATATGTGGTAATTTTTACCCCTTATCCTCTTTCAATATGGTAGAACTATCTCCTTTTCAAAATCAAAGTCATCATTCACTATCTCAAGATTACCATTAAAGCAGTATCCCGTTGCCTTCAATAGTCCTTCCACCATTCTCAACACTTCGTCAAGGTCAACATCATTGAATGGGACTTCGTGTGTCACTGTGTGTTCGTATTGTTCTATCGTTATTTTCATTTCGCTTCCAATAATTTATAATACTCATTATAATACTCTGTTGCTGCACTCAGCTTCTCAATCATCTCCCTCTCTTTATCCTCATCACGATCAAACGAAAGTACAGTGATTCTCTTCTCCGGTGCGATGTGGTCAACTCGGTGGATTGCTAAGTTCTCCCACTCGTTCAGTAGCTCGTTTGATGTAGTTACCATGCAATAGATTAATTCTGCCTTAGGTCGGTCGTATAGAGCCATGTAAGCTCTCAACTGCCACTCATATTTGGATTCATATCCATCCTCAGCGAGAACGGGAAATGTTTCCAATGACCAGGATGTTTTCACATCGATGATGAGGTCATCAGTTACGATGTCTGCCTCACCGGTCATATACTCATCAACCATTCGAACGGTGTTCTTCTCATACGCTTCGAATCGAACAGTGTTAACCAAGTCGATTGAATCCTGCTCTTGCATCAATCCCTTTTGAATATACTTGGAATTGATTTCACTGCGGTATCCGTAGAAGTCCTCCTTCGCTTTTGACTTAATATAAGTCTTTGCTCCTGCGGATAGTATCTCCGATTTGCTTTTCGGTGAAGTCATTAAACTACCGATGGAGGATGGATGCCACTTCATAATTCTAATGCTTTAAGTTGTACCTCAGTCAATGTCCATTTCTCAATCAATTGCTCCTTTGTATACTTTCCTGCACTAATCGATGCAACTGCCGACTCAAATCTTGCATTATCCAATGCAGGTTTTACCGGTGCGACTGCAATCGATGCTGCCTTTCCATCATCATCCACTGCCTGAAGTGAGAGAAGTGATTGCAATGTTCCACGTCTGAAGTAGGTAACCGCACTGAGGACCTTTTGTGGATCAGTGATAATCGGCAAGGTCATGAATGACTCAACCATCTCACCTGAATCAATGTCAATGATTCTCGTCACCACATCATTTCCAACAATTGGCTGAAGTAGAATCAATCCATTCTCCAATAAGATTGGCTCGACTGCGGTGAGCAGTGCATTGATGTCGGCATATGACTTTTTGAAATGTGGATTCGTAGCATTCTTTGCTACCTTTCCAATCTGCGACTTAGCAGTGTGCAACTTTTGGTACAGTGTTGCGACTGTTTTTGTGTTCTTTTCCATTATTTAGCGTGTTAATTTTCAATAAAGATAATAAACTATTTTAGATTGGCAATAAAATTATCATAAAATTCAATGAAATCATCAAAAGTTCTTGAGATATAGTACACTCCTCCAGCATCTTCAATCATTTTTTGATATACTTTTTGTGCATCTGATTGCCTATCCTTCCCATACTTCACCTCAATCTTGACTGACCTACCTCGAATGGTTGCCGAGATATCTGCGGAACCTGGTGTTCCTGTTCCCTTTGTCCATTGTCCTCCCATCTCCACTCCATCGGTGCGGTATTTCTTTCGATACACTCCCATCGTATTGATTCTCTCAGCTTGGCATCCACTCATCTGAAGGAATCCACATATTGATTTGGTGAGTGCATTAGCTGAGTTATCCTGCCAATTGGTTAGGAAGCTATCCACATATGGCAGCTTTGGATACTTCGCCCTGGTGAGAGCTCTCTCAAGGTCTTTGATTCGTTCTTTGTTTTGTTTTGTCATATCTCCTTTGCTTTATCGTTTAACTCATCCCAAATGTCATCCGGATCACTTGGTGTTTTATCGGTCCTTCCGAATTCAATCCATCTCCGATTGTTTGTTTTATTTTCATCAATCTTGTATCCATGATAATGTCCAAAGATACTCAACCATTGAGAGAATTTCTTTTTACTCAGTTTGGCATAATCAGTGTACTCACCAATGAATGATTCATGAAGCTCATCTTTGTACAATCTCACATTCAATGGAAGGTTTCCATCACCTGACCAATCGTAAAACTCAAAGCAGGTTTCCTTGATGAATTTACGCACATCCAGGTTGGTGAACTCATGCGACACCAATCCATACTTGAGATAATATTGGCAGCATTGAATCATGAAGTTGTCAAAGATTACCCACTCCTGGTCATTCCAATCATCAAATAACATATGACCGAATTCATCTAATGGTGATCGTGTGTGACCAAAATAGTTACTCATCTCCACTTCGAACTTCCTTCTCTCAAATGAGCCACCCACTCCACCAATAGTATAGTTGGTTGTGATGATAATCTTTGGAGATTTGTTCACTGGTATCTTGATGGCATCCTGCCCTTTGTACTCCAATGTGATTCCCTCAGTAATCAATGAGAAGAGATTCTCAAAGTTGAAGTTCTTTTTCACATCATCAAACACCAAGAGCTGCGTATCGGTTGAC